TTGAAAAGCGTGTAGAAGCTCTGCCTACAGGTGAATTACTTCCCTGGACAGAAAACGCCCTGTATACAATCGGACGCAACCTATCTTCTTGGCAAAAAACAAAAGACATGAGTACTTTAGAAGAAGCTCGAGTTGGTGCGGAAGCTTTGCACGTAATACTAGAGTCTTTGGTAAAGCGACACGCTAATGGATGATTTTGAGTACGATGAAGATCAATTTGAAGAGCTAGACCCCCTAGAAGAGTTAGAGTCAGAAGAAGATGAGTTTGACGAAGAACCAATTGAAGAATTAGACGAGCTATCTAAAGAGTTTGTTAAAGTCCTAATAGACAAGATCATGTCTTTTATGGAGATGCTTGTAGGGCATAAGCTGCACGCATACCAAGAACCTCTTGCTAGACGTATTATTGAGTCGGTAATTATTAACGATGGTGAAGAAGTAACAGCGCTTGCATCTCGTCAGTCAGGTAAGTCAGAAACTATTGCTAATACCGTAGCTACGCTCATGGTTATTCTTCCACGCCTTGCAAAAATGTATCCAGACCTTCTAGGTAAGTTTGGTGACGGTATTTGGGTAGGTATGTTTGCACCAATTCAATCGCAGGTAGAAACCCTGTACGGTAGAACTGTTTCTCGCCTTACAAGTGAAAGAGCCTTAGAAGTACTTGGTGATCCAGAAATTGACGATATGGCTACTAAAACTCCTGGAGTTGTGCGTAATATCAAACTAAAGAACTCAGGATCAACCCTTATGATGATGACAGCTAACCCTCGTGCAAAGATTGAGTCTAAGTCTTTCCACCTCATTATTATTGATGAGTGTCAAGAAGCAGATGACTTCGTAGTATCTAAGTCAATCTCTCCAATGGGTGCTTACTACAACGCAACTATTGTTAAGACCGGAACCCCTACAACCTCAAAGAACAACTTCTATAGAGCGATCCAGTTAAACAAACGCAGGCAGACTGGAAGGTCTGCAAAACAAAACCATTTCCAATGGGATTGGAGAGATGTAGCTAAGTTTAACGATAACTATGAAAAATTTATTAGAAAAGAAATGTTAAGAGTAGGAGAAGATTCAGATGAATTCCAAATGTCTTACAACTGTAAGTGGCTTCTTGAAAGAGGTATGTTCGTCACTTCAACGATTATGGATGATCTCGGTGATACTTCCCAAGAGCTTGTTAAAAGCTGGCATAGGTCTCCAGTCGTCGTTGGTATTGACCCAGCTAGAAAAATGGACTCTACGGTTGTTACTGTTGTGTGGGTTGACTGGGATCGTCCTGATGAGTTTGGTTATTACGACCACCGTGTTTTAAACTGGCTTGAAATCCAAGGGGATGATTGGGAAGAGCAATACTTCCAAATTGTTAACTTCCTAGGGAACTACGACGTCTTGGCAATTGGGGTAGACTCTAACGGTGTTGGAGATGCTGTAGCGGGCCGGCTTAAGGTTTTAATGCCTAGAGCTGAAGTTGTGCCTATTACTTCAAGTCCAACAGAGCAATCTAAACGTTGGAAACACCTGCAGGCTTTAATTCAACGACAAATGGTTTCATGGCCAGCCCATGCAAAAACACGTCGTTTACGTCTTTGGAAGAAGTTTTACCAACAAATGACGGACGCAGAAGTTCAGTACAAGGGGCCAAACTTTATGGTGGCCGCCCCCGATGAAGCCCACGCCCACGACGACTTTGTGGACTCTTTAGCTATTGCCTGCGCCATGACGCAGGACATGGTTATGCCCACAGTAGAAGTTAGCGCTTCTCCATTTTTTTCTTAATTTAGCATTTAAAAACTAGCCCCAGGGTAGAGACTTATACCTGAGGACCCTCAATCCCTATGCATAGGAGAAATAACATGGCAGTAGAGAACATTGCCCCAACACCTCAGTTCCCTGAGAAAGTTGGCGCAACATATGAACGCAAGATGTCACCTGCAGCACCTGGACAACGTGGACCACTACGTTTCGAGGAAGGCATTGCAACTGACACAGATGTACCAAGTGATTTCCAACTTGGTTTGGATCAAGGATATGACACCCCAGCGGGCCGTCCTAACCACAACACTAACGTGTTTGAAAAGTATCCAGAAGAAACAATGAAGCAACGTGCACATGTCGGTTCAGCCGCATGGCCAGAGGCTCCAGCCTATAACGCAGAATTCTCCCAAGGTAACTTCGGTGATCACTCACAGGTTGTTATTGAGGAAGTTATTCGCTCAGGCGGACGCCAGCAACGCATGAACCCTGCTCAAGTAGCAGACTAAATACAGTAGACTGTAGAAGCTTCCAACCCCCGTACCCCTTCTCCGGGGGTTGGGAGTTTTTACTTAGAGAGGATACGAAGTGGCAGACACACCAGCAAATCCAAAACTTTGGAATTTGTTAAGAAGTCAAGCTAAAGCTAAGTATCCATCTCGAGGAACAAAGAATTTATCTTTTCCCGCTAGTAAGTGGTTAAAGGATGAGTATGCTCGTCAAGGGGGACAGTTCGTAGCTTCAAAGCGTGACGTTGATCCAAAACTTCGTGACGAAAAGCAAGATGCGGAAGACGCTAAGAAGCGTAAAGAAGCAGAGAAAAAGAAAAAAGAAAAACAAAGAGGCTTTAAAAATTAAGATGGGGAGTTGTGAATAATGGCTGGTGGCATTGACTTTTCACCTCCCAGTTACAGAGCTGCGTCCTCTGACTTAACTATCTCCATTTCGCCACTTGGCTTAGTAGAACTTGCAGATGAAGAATTTGAAGTACATGGTCCTAGACTAAATCGTTACTCACTTAACTGGGCAATGTATCTTGGACACCACTGGTCGTACCGCCGTGAAATTGGTGAGTCCCAGATGGTTTATAACTATTATCGTGCGTTTACCGATTACATCATTAACTTTACATTTGGTCGCGGAGCATCTTTCCGTAGCCCAACACAAACAGAAGCAATCATCCCAGACGTATTAAAAAGAGTGTGGGAGATAGATAACGATAAGTATTCTGTAATGTGGGAAATGGGGCAGCAAGGCGGAGTATCAGGAGATTGCTTTGTTAAGGTAGCTTATGAAGAGGGCTACGAAGATTCAACAGGTCGTGGTCACCCAGGACGTGTACGTATTCTCCCACTTAACTCTTCTTTCTGTTTCCCAGAGTTCCACCCACATGATCGTTCACGTCTAATTCGTTTTAAGCTTAAGTATCGTTTCTGGGGTACTTCTCTAGAAGGTACTCGTCAGGTATACACATATACTGAAATCCTTACAGATGACCGTATTGAAGAATATATTAACGACGAACTAATTGACTCTCGCCCAAACCCTATTGGTGTTGTACCAATCATTCATATTGCAAACGTACGTGTATCTGGATCTCCTTGGGGACTTTCAGATTGCCACGACATTATTGTTCTTAATCGTAACTATAACGAAGTTGCTACAGATATCGCAGATATTATTAACTACCATGCGGCACCAGTTACAGTTATTACAGGTGCTAAGGCCTCTTCCCTTGAAAAGGGACCTAAGAAGGTCTGGGGCGGGCTACCAAAAGACGCTCAAGTATTTAATCTAGAAGGTGGCGGACAAGGTCTTACAGGTGCTATGGAGTACCTAAAGATTATTAAGACCGCTATGCACGAAATGGTTGGTGTTCCAGAAACAGCTCTTGGACAAGTACAGCCAATTTCAAACACTTCTGGTGTTGCGCTTTCTATTCAGTACCAGCCATTGATGAATCGTTATCAACAAAAGATGATTCAATACGGTGAGGGCATGCAGCAGATTAACGAGCTTGTTCTCCGCACACTTGCATTTAAAGAACCTGAAGTATTTGTTTGGAATCAACAGACTAACGGTCCAATCAAGGCACATCAACTTCCAATGTTGGATCCTAATGATCCACTAACCTATGAGTCTCAAGTACATTTCCCACCTCCACTACCTCTAGACAAGCTAATTGTTCTGAACGAAATTCAAACCAAGATGGGTATGGGTCTTGAAAGTCGTGAGGGCGCACTTCGTCAGCTTGGTGAAGAATTCCCAGATGAGAAGCTAGAAGAAATTCGTGCAGAGCTTATTGCCGATGCTAAGGCAGACGGTGCGTTGCAGCTTGTAAAGAATCAGATTTCGTCATCTATTGCATCCCTGACCGGTATGCTTCCGGATGGAACACTACCTCCTGGAGCACAGCCAGGCGAAGGTATTGGGCCTGGACCAACCGGCCAACCTGGAGTCATATCTCCAATAGAAGAAGGAGTCCTGCAAGAACTGCAGCAGACTCAAGTTGACCTTGTTACAGAAGCGTACGGAACAAAGATTCCTCAACGGAGGACTCCAGATTCGGACAAGCCTGAATAACAAGTTTAGGCAGACAAAGTAGCAATACTTTGCCAGCCTATTACCACTAACAATCCGCAGGTCATCGTGGCACTAAATCGGACAACGACCTCTTAACCTAAAGGATAAACGCATGTCAGAAACAACTAACATCGTTGATACTCCGGAAGCACAGGCAGCTTTTCTAGCCGATGTTCCAGTAGCAACAGAACCACTAGTAACACCACTAAAAGAGCAGGCCTTGACAGACAAAGCCTACAGTGAAGACGATCTAAAAAAGGTACGCGAGCAAGAAAAATCAAAGCTCTATCCACAAATAGATTCGTTAAAAGAAGAACTCAACTTGCTTAAGAAAGAGCGTGAAGAACGCATCGCTGAAGCAGCTGCTCGTGCAGCTGAAGCAGAGGCAGAAGCCAAGAAAAAGGCTGAGTCTGAGATGGATGTTCGTCAGCTACTTGAAGCAAAAGAACAAGAGTGGGCTCAAAAGTTGGAAGCAGAACGCCTAGAGCGTGAACGTGCTTTCACTCTTCTTGAGCGTGAGCGTCAATATGCGGAACTCACTGAGTATCGCACACGCCGCTTAGAAGATGAGCGTGACAACATCATGCCAGAGCTCGTAGATCTCATCTCAGGAAATACCCCTGAAGAGATTGAA